TAATTCTCCATCAATCTCTTTGAGTGTATCATTAATACTTGTTGCATCCTTTTCAATATCTTTCCTCTTAGTAGCCTTCAATTTATCACTGAGTAACTGATCACAAGTTGGACAACAGTCATTTGTCTCATAAAATTTAGCTTGCTTTACGAGCGCTTTAATATCATGATTATGTGTAGTCTTATTCGAATTAAGCTGATTCTGATTTGAAACAATTACATCAATGGATTTACTTAATGATGGCCAAGCATTATCAAATTGTTTTTGAAGTTCTTTATTGCGCTGATACATTAAATCAGCCTCATCTTTTAACTCTTGTATCTTCTTTTCATTTTTAACAGTTTGTTTTAAATCAATATCTTTTAACTCTCTGATGTGTTTCTGTTGAAGTCTAATCTTCTCACGGGTGATATTCATATCATTAACCGTATTGTTTAGATCATTCTTTAATTTAGCATATCGATCTTTGGTAAGTACATTCATCTTAGTGAAAATACCAATATCAAGTAGATCTTCAATTACATTTCGTCTCTGTGCCGCTGGGAGTTGCATGAATGGAATGAAGCTACTTGATCCCAGAACAACAACTTGATGGAATGACTTATGATTCAACTTCAGAATATTAGTCTCAAGTACTTTCTGATAATCACGAGTATGTGATTCTTGATTCAATAACTTATCATTCTGATATATCTGAAATTTACCAGGCTTGATTGATCTAAAAACTTTGTATCTATTTCCTGCAACAGAGAATGTAACCTCAACTTCACAGTTCTTGCCGTTGATGCTGTTCACCAACTGAGGCTTATTGATATTACGGTGAGGTTTACCAAACAATGCAAATGATAATGCATCGAGCATTGTTGATTTGCCTGCACCATTCGATCCAACTACTAGCGTAGCGGAATCTTTGTTGAGTTGAATTGTTGTCGGAGTATTCCCTGTACTAAGGAAGTTCTTATATTTTAGTGTTTCAAATGTTATCATTATATATCTGTCATATTTTGAGCCTCGACATAGAGTTCATGCATAAGCTTCTTGAGTACTTCTTTATTCAAATCTGTTTCTGTCGCATCGATATAACTATTAAGTAATGTAGGGGTATCTGCTGTACTGACACCTTCATCTTCTACATTATCACCAAGATACTCTTCGAATGATTCAGCGATCTTAATTTCAAATGGTTCAACTCTTTGCAATTTATCAAACCACTTATCGAATTCATACAGGTTCTTTTTGTTAAGGATAATAACCTTAACATATGTATTCTTAAATTTATCTGAGATATCTGGTTTTTTAGTTTCATCATATACAAGTTTATGAAACATACTATCATCATTTTCGATAGGAGTCAATTCTCTTGTTTCAGTATCAAGTATATGAAAATACTTTTTCTCATTCGCATCTGAAAATGTCAGTTGTAATTGAGTACCAAGGTAATGAATATTATCTCTACTGCTCTTTGTATGATAGTGACCTGACATCACCATATCAAATTTATCAAATGGTTTTGTTTCCATACCATGTGTAGCTTTGACACCACGCATCATTTCAAATCCATCTAATTCAAGGTGACCTGCCAGAATCGATGCCTTAGTATCTTTTATAGCTTTAAGTGATCTTTCTTTATTCTCTGAACACATCCATGGTAGAAGTAACATATCAAGGCTATCATATGATATAACTGTTGGCTCTGTTATTACATTTATGTTATCATAACCATCGAGGATCTCAACAAGAGAGTTTAATTCATTTGTATTCTTGTAATAGACATCATGGTTACCCAAGATGATATCCATTGTAATATCATGTTCTTCAAGCTTCGAAATGAATGTTTGATAATTGTGCTTGAGAACCTTGAAGTTTACATACTTACGATGCTCAAAGTAATCCCCAAGGTGTACTATCTTTTTGATATCATGTTCAAGTAAGTATGGGAAGAATGTATTCTTATAAAACCTTTCTGAATAATCAAGAAAGAGATCTGACCCATTACGAACACCTGCATGTGTATCGTTAATTACGGCTAATTTCATATATTATACTATATAGAAATTTTCAAATGAGTCAACAACTTTCTTCTTGGCTCGTTCTTTCCTCTTTATCTTCTTACCAAATTCTTTAATCTTATCATCTTTAGATCTATTCATCTGACTCTTATAACGAACTTGCTCTACAATTGAGTTTGAATCACAATGACTATCAAATTCAGCGAATGCTTCTGCACCAGCATAATCAATATATCTCTCTTTAATATCTTGTTGCTTCTTTTCTTTAGCGATTCGACGAAGGAAAGCATAGTAAGAGATTTGCGTAAAGTATGCAAAAGCATTTGGCAAACCTGTTCGTGTTGCTTTCTTAACATCATAATTCATAATAGCTTTGATACAATTCTCGACTGCATCCATCACCATCTCTTCACGATATGTATATGAATAGAAATTTGGCTTATGTGATAACCCTTCTGCTATCTTTAGGAAACAGGAACCAATATATTCTGTAACAGTGGGCTCATTCTTATCATTTTCTCTAGCCTCATTTACTGTATTAACATAATCGACTACTGCTTGAGAAAATTCTTTGTTATTTACATAGTGTTGTTTTGCACGTTTCATTATATAGTATAATATATATTATATTTAATTTGTCAATACCTTATTTGATGTTTGACATAGATTTGACTTCTTATTATAATTGATTTATTGAAAAGAAAGGAATATCTTAATTGTTTTCAGGCTTCCAGTCCCATCTTCTTTTGGGCTCTTTTAAATCCTTATTGACAAGATGATTGAATATATCTTCATCACCATTGAATATACTTTCCATTATATCATCTTTACTATCTTGATATGTTTTATTCATCATAACATATCTGAGATAATGTGCCTTTAATTCAAATGTGGCTTCACAACGACTAACGATATTATTAGAATTAAGTTCTGTTATATCATATACAGAGGTTATATTCCATTCCATAATATGATAACCCTTATCTGTATATAGTATCTGACCAGGAATTGTAATAAAGATTATCTGTCCTGTATCATCATCTTCAATATCTAGCTCTTCTGCAACAATGTAACTTCCATCAGTGAGTCGATATGTATAAATATCGGTTTCCATCATCTCTTCTAATATTTCATTCATAATATATTCATCTATATTTATAATAGCGGAACTTCGTATATTTGATAATCAAATCTCTCTTTATTATATATCTTGACACGTTCTACAGCATGATTCAGTGTATAGTTCTTCCTCTTCTTCCATGAGAGATCATCAGCTAAATCATATATAACTGTACCTTGGCCATTCTCACTCTTTCTCAAACCTCTACCGATGGATTGAAGGACACGGATTTGAGATTTAGAAGGTGATGCAAAAATAATATTGTGAAGATTCTTAATATTAATTCCAGTTGAGAAGGTCCCCGAATCATTCACGAGGATGCGACAATAATCGCACCCTCAAACCTTTCTATTTTACTTGGTTTCATTTTTAAGTTTCCTTTCCCTTGCTTCTTTTCGTTTTTTAAGCATCATCGCTTTAAATGCAGGATCTTTCCATTTCTCTTTAAGTCTATTAGAATGTTCTTTATTCTTCTCTTCTGAACGTTTTGGTCGTTTCAACATTTTAGATTTAAACTCAGGATCTTTCCATTTCTTTTTAATCTTCCTGCTGGCATCCTCTCTTTTATTTATATTCTGATTAGCGCGAGTCGTTGACTCAACAAATTGTTCTTTTTCCTCAATCGATTTGTTATCCCACATCTTTTGCGCTGCTTTTTTCATTCTAGCTTTGCCCGCGGGTGAATTTCTTTCTTCAATCATGGACTGTCTCACTCTTTCTTTATATTCATCATCAGCCCATAACTCTTTAAATTGAGTACTAATCTTCTCTCTAGCACCTGATTTTGAATATCTTTTTTTCGATAATTCGCTTGCCCATCCGTCTTTCATTCTTCCACTGGTTATTTCAGCCATCCTTTTAACATATTCATCATATTGCTCAGAATTTTTAAACTTATCCCATCCACGTCTTCTAGCCTTAGAAATAGCATCTCTATATTCAGATTTTCTTTCTTCTAAAGTTGGCTTCATAAAGTTCAATGTACATTGAAGATCATTTCTATTATAAGCTAAAAATAATAGCATATGTGCTTCACAATGATCATTATATTTCAACCTTACCGTATGATCATTCTCCTTTATACACCTGGGTAATATATGGTGATCTTCGCAATAAAACTCATCACCATGATATTCGTTTTCGTATATAAATTCAATATATTCATCAAATTTATCTTGATTATCGGGAGTGCCGAGATTACTTATTAATAACTCTTTTACTTTTTCTACTGGTATAAACATAAAGTTATTTATACAAATGGTGTTTTTCAGCGAGTTTTTGTATAATCTCTTCTATACTCATACCTGTAAAATAACCCCGTTTCTTATATTCAATAGCTAATTCTCTCAGTGTATATTCTTCATCTGCAGTTAGCTTTAATCCATTTTTCGCATACATCATCATCCTCTGTTATATTCTTAGCGTATTTAAAGGAACCATTAGTTAGTATTACTTTATTATTATGATCCAAACTCACACTTAAATTTCCAAAATGGAGTGTGATACTACTATTTTCTTTTTCTGTGAGAGAACGAATCTTTTCTCTTTCTTCTGCATTAACAGAACCAGATACGAAGAATACTTTTCTCTTACCTGCTCTATCTCTTATCTGTTTAAATAGGGGTTCACCATGTTTCTTAACGAGATTATAAAGAACTAGAGTATTTCCTGTTTGATCTAGAGCCAAGTTAGTGATGAATCTATTCCTCTTTTCGTGAGCCGCAATGAAGCTGATTTCATCTGCATATGTCTGTTTACCAAATGCTTTCCGAACTTCATCACTATATTTTAGAACAAGTGCTTTGATCTTAAGATCTGCTAGTGTATCAGATTCAATAAGAGACTGTGTTGTTGTAACTTTATAAACTGGTCCAAAATTACCAATAAGAGTCAATTCATTTACTTGACCACCATCTAAAGTACCTGTTGTGCCGATTCTCATCTCAGCATTAACCAGACGATTCATAATTGTTGTGAGAGATTTAGCTTTGAATGTGTGTGCCTCATCTCCTATGATACATCCAAACTGTTCAAACCAAGCAGGCGGAAGTTTGATAGCACTCTGCCAAGTAGTTATAACAACCGACTGCTCGAATGTTTTCTCTTTGCCAGAATAAATTCTATGCACATCTTCTTCAACATCAAAGTCTGAATCATTTGATGAATAATCGGCAAAG